TACGCGTCACGCGTTTGGGCATGGAACTCCATGTACCGTTGGGGTTAGCACACTACAGGGTAGCAAATGGTAATTCGGGCAACTGCCCGATAGTTTGGATACCAGTTACTAGAGTAGCTCTGCGCGTCTAAGTCATTGAAAACAAAGCTATGTATCATAAGTACCGTTCGTGTACCGTTGCAAATGGGGTCTAAGTGACTGAAAGCAAAGCTAAGTACCGTTTGTACCGTTATTTTAAGTATATATATATTTCTATTATTGAAGAGAGTGAGAGGGGGTCTTCTTGCCTAAACACCTCTCATAAATCCGAGCATACCATAATGGTACAAGCGGGATTTTGTTACATAGCTTTGTTATCAACCACTTACAGACACACACAACGGTACATGGTGGTACATACAACCGCTCACCACTTGACACCACACCTACCCATAACTTGACACACCTCGATACTTGTGATACTCTAGTAGTATGTTCAGGTGATCTGAGCAGTACATTTTAACTTTCGGGCAACTGCCCGATTAACTGGAGAGTAACCATGCAACCAACAGTAACAGTAAGAGGCTTCGCTTGGAACGCCACCACCCGCACACATTCAGACGTCGTGACCTTTGAAGCAAGTAACCGCCAGCAAGCCAGCCTTTGGATCGAACGTATGTCTACTCGTTTGGAGAACTGTGAGATCATCCGCAGCAACGACCGGTTCATCCTTTCTTCTCTTATGCAAGGTTCAGTGCGATGAGAAAGGTTTTGTGCCGCACCTGCGGTGAACAGTACGACCACCGTCGTCGTGAACTGGGTTATAACTTCTGCCTAGACTGCGGAGACTTCCAAGCCAAAGAGCACCGTGCAAGCTGGTGCGTAGTACCGCTTCCAAAGCAAGGCTACACAAGGATAACAAACAAGGCCGACTTGTTAACCCTCAACCAGAAACCACGTTAGGGGTAAACGGACGGATAAGTTACCAACCTTTTTAACGCCTGATACGTTAACTCACTCACTACCACCAAACCGTATTACTTGACACAGTACGATACTTGTGATACTCTAGTAGTACGAACAATTTCAAATACCACGTTAAATACCAACAACATTAACTTTCGGGCAACTGCCCGATTAACAGGAGTAAGACTATGAACGACCTATTCAAAACACCCGATATGCGCCCAGCGCCAAGCATCTCATCATCAGCGATGATCGTAGAGTACAGTGCAAGCTACTGGACTGCGCGTAAGAAAGACCGCAAGGCCACGGAGGATATCAACACCATGAACCACGCGGACAAGAATGTCGCCAACGTAACCAAGAACATCTTAGGTGCATGTGAAGAGCTAGATGTTGTGCAGAAATTCGCGGCAAACGTACGCAACAACGTACACTATCGGTTCACCTTGCCATGGTTAGACAGTGGGCCACGCCTGCTCACCACAGCAGGTTACTTCGACTATCACGAGAAGATGACCGAGTGTCAGCAAGAGTTCTATCGGTTAGTCGACGTGTTTCTCGACGTGTACGACTGGAAGGTGATAGACGCACAGGCCAAGGTAGGTGGTATGTTCAACCCCGAGGAGTACCCAACGCGTGATACCTTACGGGGTAAGTTCGCTTTCCGCATAACGTATGACGAGCTGCCTGACGGTGGCAGCACAGGTGATTGGCGACTAGATTTACCGCACGAGGCTTTGCAAGAAGTACGCGCAGGAGCTGCCAGCAACTACCAAAATAGGTTACAAGGTGCGATGCAATCCTTGTGGACACAGCTCAACGACAACCTGACCACGCTTGTCCGACAGCTCGAAGTCGACGAGGACGGTAAGGGCAACCGCATGTATCATACAGTGTTTGACCGTTCTGTTGAACTGCTTGAGATGATGCGTACGTGTAACGTGACAGGTGATAGTCAGATGGAAGCGATGCGCCAACGCCTAGAGAAAACCTTGTATGGTCTCAACCTAGACGTGATTAAGAACTCGCCCACGCTGCGCGAAGATACGCGCAAAGACCTCACCGCTGCCATCGCAGCACTACCAAGTTTAGATATGTAAACCATTTAGGGAATTCCCTAAATCAACTGGAGACTGACTATGACCAATCAAGCACAACAAATGTACTCACTATCACTTGACGAAGCTGTAACCCTTGTAGGAGCCATCGGCCACCAACGTACCGTCCTGCTTCAAGGTGACATCGGCAACGGCAAATCTTCAACGCTCGGTGAGTTGGGCAAGCTCAAGCCAAAGCATAAGATGTTCTATGTAGACTGCACGAGCCTAGACCTTGGTGACATTATGATCCCAATGATTATGGAGATCGACGAGAATAGTAAGTTCGTACGCTACGTCACCAACGAAGAACTAGGTCTGCACACAGGTGAACCTGTTATCATTATGATCGACGAGTATGGTAAGGCTAATCCGTCTGTTAAGTTGGCACTGTTACGCCTGATCTTGGAGCGCAAGATTGGTAGCTACGAGCTACACCCCGACAGCATCGTGTATGCCACAACCAACAAAGGGTCTGAGGGTGTGGGTGACATGTTACCACCACATGCGCGTAACCGTATGACCGTCGTACAGATACGCAAGTCAACAAACATGGAGTGGATTGAATGGGGTATCAACAACGGCATTGACCACAGCTTGCTCGGTTGGTGTAAGGACAACCCGCATCTATTTGCATCGTTCGAGGACATCAAAGACCCTGACGAGAACCCGTATATATTCCATCCGCAGCAGCAACGCGCCGCGTTTGTGACACCTAGATCGTTACACGCTGCGTCTGACATCTTACACAAACGTCATATGTTCAATGACACAACACTGACTGCCGCTCTAATGGGTACTATAGGTGATCGCGGTGCGATGGACTTGATGGCGTTTGTAAAGCTATCGGATCAACTACCCTCACGCGAGAGTACCAAGAATGATCCGATGGGCGCGAAGGTTCCTGACAGTGCAGGTGCAACGTGTATGGTTGTGTACCGTGCGTTGTCTAGCATGGAGCCTGACTACGTCGACCCGTGGATGGATTACATGCAGCGTCTGGATAAGGAAGCACAAGGTATGTTTGCCAATGGCGTACGCGCACCAAAATATTCCAAGCAGTCTATGGTGATGACCAACAAGAAGTTCACCCAATGGGCTACACAGAACACGTATATGTTCGCAGCGGATAAGGTGTGAGTATGGCTGACAAAATATACTTTGTAACTGTGGAAGGCGTTGTGTCCGACGTCTACCGCATCACCGCAGCCAACGAAGTCTATGCGTCACGAGATGCACAGGCACAGTTCTGTGAAAGATATAGAGCTGACCGTGCAGTCACGGTGCTTACAAACGAAATAGGGAAATCCCTAAATGAACAAGGAGAATGACAATGTTAGATATGTTCAAGCAACTCACGGAGGAGCAACGGCTAACCAAATGCGTTGTTGCTATCATCACCAGAGCGCCAGCGTTGTCCGGTGTGATGATGATCGGTACCCGTGTAATCAGTGACGACCCAAACGTACCCACAGCCTGCACCGATGGACGTGACGAGTGGTACGGACGAGCGTTCGTTGCATCCCTTAACGACGCAGAGCTACGGTTTCTCGTACTACATGAGGTGTATCACAAACTCTTTCGTCACCTACTTACGTGGTATCATCTGTACCAAGACGATCACGAGTTAGCCAACATGGCGTGCGACTACGTTATCAACCTGATGATCCAAACCGAGTACGGTGCAGATGGTTGGGTCAAGATGCCCGAGGGTGGCTGCTACGATACGAAGTATACAGGCTGGAACACACCGCAAGTCTTCAAAGACCTACAGGATAACAAGTCACAGGATGAGGATGGACAAGGTACGTCTCCTACCCGCGGGTTCGATCAGCACGACTGGGAAGGTGCGCAGGGTATGATCGAAGAGAGAGTGCGTGACCTTATGCGAGAGATCGACGAGGCAGTACGCCAAGGCGCGTTGGCTGCAGGTAAGACAGGCAGCGGTGGTGATCGCAACCTAGAGCAACTGTTGCAGCCGCAGGTTAACTGGCGCGAAGTGTTACGCGAGTTTGTGCAGAACACCTGTGCAGGTAACGACTTCTCTACATGGCGACGTCCCAACAGACGCTACGTGGGAGCTGGTATCTATATGCCATCCGGTGTGTCCGAGAAAGTTGCTTGCATAGCCGAGCACAACGACATGTCCGGTTCCATCGGCAAGCGTGAACAACAGATCATGATAAGTGAGCTGGTTGGTATCTGTGAGGCGGTTAAGCCTGACGAGTTACACGTAAGCTATTGGGACACCAAAGTGTGTGGGTATGAGAAGTACGCTGGTGATGAGTTGGATACCGTTGCGTCTAAGACAAAACCTGTAGGTGGTGGCGGCACTGACGTGCGTTGTGTACCGCAGTATCTTCGTGAGAATGGTATCAAGCCGCAAGCCTCTATCGTGTTTACAGATGGCTACATCTACGGCGGTTGGGGTACGTGGGATCATCCTGTGTTGTGGGTGATCGTGGATAACAAGAATGCCAAGCCAGATCATGGTGTGGTTGTGCATGTGAAATCAGGAGACTTGTGATGAGCAAAATTGGGAACTACGTTGTGGGCCTGCAGGAGGCTAAGGTCGACTGCCCCGAGTGCAACGGTGAAGGCAAGTGTACGTATGACAGGTTCGTACCACAGGGGTTTAACAACGCCTACGGGTACTACGAGGACTACGTCACCCAGTGTGAGAACTGCGCAGGTGCAGGTAAAATAGAAGCTGATGAGGAAGACGAATGAACAACATGGTTAAGCAGATGATACTAACAGCCAAAGCCGAGAACGCGCAGGCTCGTAAACGATGGGGCGGTGTAGCGCGTACGTTAGGTGGACATGGGCGCAAGATGGCACTGCCACCCAAGGCTGAACAGATCAATAAGTTGCTTGATGAAGGTATGAGTAGGCGAGATGTCGCCGCTGCGATGAACATGAGCTACCAAGCGGTAACGAGCTACATGGATAGATACAACTTAGGAGGATGATCGTGTGGGTGGCCGTTGATATGCATGTCGTTTGGCGCAGTCTGGTAGCAACGCAACCAACAAAATAACCGTCATTCCCGTGACTAAGCGTATTTTTATTAGATGAAACCACCCACAGGAATAATATAAATCACGCTAACGACGTTAGCAATAACCTTTTAGGGATTTCCCTAAATCAAATGGAGAAGACTATGGGATACGAACATATAACCGTTAAGCAAGCCAAGGCTGTCGCAGCATCTATCGCTGATCCGTACTTTAAGCTGGTGCCCGAGGTGCAGGATTTCCGCGAAGCAGTGGAACAGAGCATACGTGGTGTTAAAACTATAGCGCGTAGCCAGAGTTCTGTTTACGTGTACCGTGAAGGCGATAGCTATGTGATGGGTTGGATCGGTTACGAAGATTACCAGAGCCACATCACAGGTGAGAAGAAGTATGCTGTATACGCGAGGGATATTGAGAACTGCAAATACAGTGTAGGCTCCCTGCAATATTACATGCGTGTGTCTATTAACCTAACCACAGCAGTAAAGAACACTAAGGCCGTTCTACGTCCTTATACCACGCCCGAGGTGGCTAAATTACATAGTAAGAAAGCGCGGGACGCGGTGAAGGAATTAGAGAACAAAACCTGTGGCGCGTACGCTATAGCCTGCAAAGACATAGGGTTAAACACCCCGTCTAGGTACAGTGCGCCGGAGCCTGCTCCGTTACTAGATGAGGTTATGCACATGTTAAACGCAGGGCATACGTTCTCTAACTTAGGGTTAGACCAAAAGTTACGTGACTTGATAGTTAAGAAGAAGGAAGCAGCGAGGTTCCGAAGAGATATGTTGGTCCCTATGGACTTTGTACATGTGTACGCGCGTGGCGGCAAAACGTACGTAGATAGTGCGCGAGTGCTTAACATACGTGAGTACGGCCCTGAATTTAACATGCACGACACATGGAGAGAAGATGAGCTGCCCGACAACATACACGGTAAAATATCTGTGATGTCTATCTGTGCGGACGCACAGTTCGTAGAAGGCGTTGGGTACAAGGTCAACGACAGCATGTTCTATCTCTACGTGGAAGAAGCTAT